ACGTGGACAATTCTAGCTACTTGTACAATTCTAGCTACGTGGACAATTCTAGCTCCGTGTACAATTCTAGCTACTTGTACAATTCTAGCTACGTGGACAATTCTAGCTACTTGTACAATTCTAGCTACGTGGACAATTCTCGCTCCGTGTACAATTCTAGCTACGTGGACAATTCTAACTCCGTGTACAATTCTAGCTACGTGGACAATTCTAACTCCGTGTACAATTCTAGCTCCGTGGACAATTCTAGCTCCGTGGACAATTCTAGCTCCGTGGACAATTCTAGCTCCGTGGACAATTCTCGCTCCGTAAGGTTTTTATACAAAGCAATATTTTGTTATGATATTGGTTTTAAAGAGTATGTGGCTTTCAATAAAGAAGTAGGCAAAGAACGTTTTGAAGAATTGTACATTAAAATCACTAATATAATAAAACCAAATTTACAAATGAAATTAGAAATTTTTGAAGATGAATGGAAAAAGAATGTTAGTAAAGAACAGTGGGTAGAATTATCTAAAATCCCAGAGTTTGATAGAAAAGTAGTAGAGAATATTGTCGGTTTTACTTTGCCCTTAGAAGATACGGAAGAAAAAGTAAAAGAAATGACTGTCAAAGAAATATCCGAGAAGTTAGGTTATGATATAAAAGTAATTAAATAACCCCAAAGCCAACTAACTCTGTTGGCAGAGTTTAATAATTATTCTTAATAAATAAATATGGACAAAGAAACACAAATAGGAGTAGTGATAATAGCTATTCTCTCAATTATTTTAGCGATTATTATCCCACAATATAAAGAAAATCAATGGGAAAAGAAAAGAATATTATGTAATAAAACAATTTTAGATGATGGAATATTGTCGGAACAAATAATTGAAGGTATTGGTTGGAGTGAAGATGAAGTTAGTGTAGAAAATGCAATAAATAGGAATAAAATTTTGGAACGTAGGCTTGTTAATACCAATAAAGAGGTTAATATTCTTAGGGCGTTAATTGGTTGCTATTTTGATGAATAATATGACTAAAAAACAAGAAATAGAATACTTATTAGATGTTCTATATAAGTACCTTAGAAGTATATGTACAAAACCAAAAGACGCTTTATTAGAAGTTGAAAGAGTAAGAAAAATAATATATGACTAAAAAAGAAACATTAAAACTTCAAAACAAAGGGGAAAAAATATTTGATAAATTTTGTAAATCATTTTTAGATTTTACTTTCGCAACACCTAAAACAAGCACACTTGAACTTTTTGCACTTTTAGAACAAAAAAAAGAATACGAGCTTTTAATTAGAGAACTTATGAAAGAATTTTTAAGCAATCTTGACAATGAAACAGATTTATTTGTAAAAAATGGAAAGTTATATAAAAAATTAATATATATAAAGAATTTAAAATAAAATATATGCAAGGCGTATCACAATGGAAAAATGAAGGAGTAAAATATGGTCATTGGGATTATTTCAGAGAAGAAACAATAAACGAAATCCTAGAAATTATAGAAGCCAACAAAGAAGGAGTAAGAAAAGACACAGGTGCTTTTAAATACGACTTTTGCTTTGATTTAATTAAAGAGGCGATTAAAAAACAGTTTACCGGAACAGATAAAGGAACAGATATTTGATAAAAAATGGCTAAAATAAAGCAATAAAAATTGTTTACAATTAAAAAATAGGAACAGTAAATAGAAATTTAATATTTAATAATATGAAGCATTACATTGTTATTCACGATAAAGAGGGTAATATTATTTCACAATGGAAAACTGATAGAAAATACAAATACGCTGTTAATTTAACCACACCTGAAACACCTACCAATTATGTGGAAGATTACAAAGATGGAGATAGTATCCCAACTTCAAATGAAATAAAAACAACACATACTTTTACTCACACAACCACGAGTGGAATGTGGTTTTGGAAAAAATCATTTCATCACTATTTATAAACATTTAATAATATGAAATTAGAAAATCAAGTAGTCAGTTTAGAACTGGCACAAAAAATGAAAGAATTAGGATTTGAACAAGATAGTTTGTTTTATTGGAAAGAGCAAATGACTGGCAGTGATGTAGCAATAATACAAGCAGAAAATCCAGCAGATGATGATTATAAAAATTTTTATTCAGCCTACACTGTCGCTGAATTAGGAGAGATGTTGCCTTCTACAGTTTATACAAGAACATATTTAAGTAAAAATCACCCAACAAATGAAGAAAACAAAGATTATATTGAAGAAATGAAACAAAATAATTGGTATGCTATTCATTACGAGGATAATATGGATTTGCTTCAAGGCTACAAAACTGAAGCAGATGCAAGAGCCACCATACTTATTTATCTAAAAGAAAAGAAGTTTAATCTAAACATTTAATAATATGAAAAACACAATAGTATCATTAGTTTGCTTAGTGCTTTGCTCAATATTTTTAGGTATAAGTTGGCACTATAAAAATATATCAGAAGAAGCACAAGATGTATGTGAAAATATAAATACAACTAAAACAATCACATACAATTCATCAGCAGAAGGTAAATTTAAAAGTTTAGAAGAATTTGCGTTCGAAGAATTACCCTGTGCTGATTCTAAAAGAGCAGAACTAACTGCTAAATGCGAACTTGAAAATGAAATAAAAAAACAATCCAATGATTTACTTGAGCTAAGAAAAAACAAATTAACTCTAAAAGAAATAGCTACTTGGAATACCTATGATTGTGATGGTTTACACAAAGAACAGATATACTATTGTGATTTTTCTAGTTTAAAATTCACCGCAGTAAATTACAATGAAAATTGTACTAGAATATATAGTGGTGGATATATTTTCAATTATCCTAACGGAACGAATGACAAAGATAGACAAATAGAATGTTTAACTCTTAAATATAAAATGGGTTATCCAACAACAAAGGATGACTTAGAAAAAATTTAATATGCAAATTATCCCCCCAAAACCAGAACCTAGTCAATTTATAAAAGACTGGAAAAAGAATTTAGAAAATCCTAATTTAGAGTTCCCAGAGAAGTGGTATATTAAGAATTTCTGGTGGGCTGATTGGGTAATGATAGGAGTTAGTATTGTGGCTATTATATGTGTCTGGATAGCCATACAAGGCTAAAAATTGAGTTCTAAGGAGTGTTTGGGTGTTAAGTAGTATAAGATTACTTTTAAATTAAAAACCACCGATTAGGTGGTAAATAATATGAAATTAGACAGTGAACAAATCTTTCTCGGTTGGATACTAGGTATAGTTTTTTGTATTCTTATTATTCTTTTTGGGTAGATTATTTAAAGATACTTTCAAGACTTTTCTTTCCACCAAATATCTCGTTAAGAGGATTTTTATTAGCAGATAAAGCCTTATCAAGTTTTTTTATCTGACCGTCACTTAATAAACTTCTGAGATATTTTTTATCTTCTTCATTCATTTGATTATAAATTTCAGATTTTCTTTCATAGTCACCATTCTGTAAGAACTCAACCTGTGGAACAAACCATCTTCTATCTTCTGTTTTTTTACCAATATTTCTAATCCAATCTTTAGCCGCTTTTGAACCATATTTACCTCTTAAAACAGACCTAATTAGCTCATCAGTATCTCTAACTGGAGCAAGTATTTTACCATTCTTGTCTGTTATCCCTCCTTCTTCAATAATTTCTAATCCTTCTTTTATTCGTCTTATTTGTTTTGGCAAACCAAACAACTCTGCACCAGCAAAAACAACATCACTCAAGTCATCCGTTCCTTGTCTGTATCTATTTAATTTTTTAAGCAACTGTGAAATCCCTGATACACCAGCTGATATTTGTATTGGTTGTTCTGTAGCAAGAGCATAACTTAACTGTGAAGCGATAGGAATATTACCCAACAAAGATTGTAATACATCGGTAGTCATTTGTTTTTTATCACTCCACTTTGGAGATAACTGGCTAATTGCCTGTTCTAAATAAGCAATAGCAATCGCAGCACTAGCTACTTCGGCAAGTTTCTGATATTTCTTTACACCCTGTGCTTTATAAACTGCTTGAAAAAAGCCATTAAGTTGAGAGGTAAGAGGGTAGACAAACATATTTATAAATTTACCAACTTCACTTCTAAAAGCTAATGGGTATTGTGCTTTTGAAACCATTCCACCATACCATAAATCTAATGTGTCTTGTGATTTTTTTATGATTTCTTTTTGTATTTCTGGGCTTATCTCTACTCCTTGCTTTAGAAACTTAGAATAATTTTTGTCTAACAAAGCGTTTAAAGACGCCTGAGCATTTAATCTATCAAATTCAGTTAAAGAACCAGTAAATATTCTACCAATTTTACCCTGTAAATCTTGTATAGCAATAGACCCTTTTCTAGTAGTTAGAGAAGGCAAATCTTTTACACTTATTCCAAACTCCTTAGCAAACTTACTAGATAACTTCGGGGGTGCTTTTTCTATTAAACTTATAGGAATTTGTGTTAATGCTTGTTTTACAACTGAAGCATAATTAAGACCCAAAGAAGCAATAGATGTAGCTTTTCTAAAAAATCTTGGTATAGCAGTAATCTTGCTTGGAGTTTCAGGATTTATAGTATCCTTATACCATTTCATTATAGTTTCATAATCTCTTTTATTTACTATGCTTTGGAATTGTTCGCTGTCTAAAAGATATTTTATTTCTGGTGCAGTATCTCCAACAACATTAAACTTAGTTATACCATCTATCCAACGAGCGACAACCTTACGATAATCAGTTTCGTATAGTTCTTTTGGTACTTCTTCAGCTCTTTCTTTTAAAGAAAAGAATGATGGGTGTTTTCTAACGATAAAGTCCATTGTATTACCACCCCTGTCAATTAGTTCTATATCATCTTTTGTCATTATGGGGGCATAGTTATCAACTTTGCCTGGAGTTTTACCATTCTTACGAGCTACTTCATAAAATCTTTCTTCTGTATCTTTAATGATGTTATCAAATATTTTTACAAATTCTTGCTCTTTTGTAGTTAAATCTTCTAACTTAGTGCTATAACCTTTTCCTTGTCTTGATAAATAATACTTGCCGATATTATCAGACTCTTTTTTTGTTAAATTAAATCTATCAGCTGTAAACCAACCACCTTTTTTGAATAGTCCAGCTTCTCTAAATCTGTTAAGAAGAGAATTATTAAGCTCCTCTGCACCTCTAAAAGACTCTATAATTGGGTCATAAACTTGCTGTAATCCTTTTCTATCAAAATATAAAGCAGGAAGCTCATAATAATTTACCCCTTCTCCAATTAAATCAGATGCTTGTTTTACTGCTGTTTTCTTTACCCAACCCCCAGCAGGTGGTAATCCTTTGTAGTTTGTTTTAATATCACCTAGCTGTTGTTTTGTAATAACAGAAGCTAAAGATTTGTCTGCGTTTCGTTTTACTTTTACTGTGTCAATAAGTCTTGTTCCGTCTTCTAAAACTACATCAGCTATATCTTCATCAGCCCAGTTGTTCTTTTTAAGATTTTCTACAATCTTATTTGTATTTCCTCTAGCGTTTTCTATTTGTACTAATTTTTTCTCTGTTAGTTTTTCAAGTCTGATAGCGTCTATGTTATTTGCTTTTAATTCTAGACCACGCACAAAATCACGCCATTCAAGAGGCGACATATACTCAGGTGCTTTTCTTGAAACAGACTTGACTTCTTTATCTGTTAAACTAAAATAATCTCTAACATTCCGTATGGTCTGTCTTCTGTTTTTTGTAAGTGATTTTATTTCGCTTGCCTTTGCTTTTTCTCTAAGTAAACTACTCAAAGGCACTTTTTCTTTTCGTGCTTCTTTTAGTAATTCAGTAGATTTGGCAAAGTCTTTGTCTTTTAATAACTCTTGCTCGACAGCTTTTTTTACATCTGTTCCTTTTGGTAATTCAGATAACTCAATTTGTTTTACAAGATAATCATAACCATTATCAAATCCAGCTTCATCTGCCAAGCTATCAATTTCTAAAACTTTTTCGTAACCCATTTTTTGGAATTTTTCAACATCTTTAGGTTCAACGATAATATTTTTTCCTTTAGTTTTTTGTTTTATTTTATCTCCACCTTGTGTAACAAATGTCTTTTCGCCTCCACCTTTTCTCATCAACCAACCTTCACCCATCATATCTTTTATATCTTTTTCTTTTCTAAAATAGGGATTATTTTTTATACCCTCTACAATATCATTATCAATTTCTTCTCTTTTCATTATGTTCATTTCAATATCTACTGCTTTTTTAGCACCTAGTTCTCCAGTAATTGCTTCTGATAATTTAGCCTTGCGTGTCCTCTCTGCTTTCAAAAAGTCTTCTGGTTTTATTTCCGCTTTCGGTAAAGCAGGTTTAACTTCTGGTATCTTATCCCACTCTGTTTTTAACTGTGATTTGGTTTTGATTTTATTTATTTTATTCTTTAAATAATCAAAAGCTATTCCAGCACCTTGTCTTTCTCCCTCATTGTCAAAACGCCTCATATAATTAGTTATTTTTTTATCAAATAACTTTTTTATATTTTCTAAACTTTTTTCATTTTCAAAAGTAGATTTACCATAGAATGAATATACATCTTTATCAAAATGTTTTCTAAGATTACTTGCTAACACCATAGCTCCTTGGGCTTGTTCACTACCCAATTCTATACCAGGTATTGAGAGTATTTCTGGGTCTGTTAAACTTTTAGAAACATTATTTGCTATATCCCCCTGCCCCTTCACCCACTCATCAAAAGACTGACCACTTTGTTTAGCAGATTTGATAGAAGTAGTTAGATTGCTTTCTTTTACTAATGGTTGCCATTTGCCATTTACTTTAACTTCTAACATTTCAGGTGGAATGTTCTGTCCAGTAGTATAAGTTCCTTTACCACCTGCGAGTAAATCTTCTTGTAAATCAGTTGGTTTGAAACTTGTTTTAGTTCTTATCATTACATCACCTTGCTTACCATAGTAAGAAGCGGTTGCTTCATTAGCACCAAAAGATATTTTATTAGGACTAGAAACTCCTTCAAATCTTGCTTTGTTACCGGTAGTTAGTCCGTTTGCTCGTATGCTTTCTAGGTTTTCAGCAGAAGTTGTATGGTAAAGATTATTACTTGTTTTTGTAACTTTAGCATTTTGTCCTTTGGTGGCTTCAGCCATTTTTGCTTTGTATTCTGGGTCTTTCATTATCTCAAAGACACTTTTACGTTTTGGCAATTCAAATTGACCAGAGGCTTTAGCTTGTTGGATAGATTGGGTGGTTTCGTCAATAGGTTTAAAAATCTCATCTAATTGTTTGGTTGGTTTTAATGCATCGGTAACAATCCCAGTAGGTTTAACCTTGGTCGTTTTATTTACTTCTGCTATGTGAGTGAGTAGTTTTTTGGCAACATCATCACTTTTAGTCTTAACTATCTCAGGGGCAAAGTGTTTAGCTAAATCATCTTTAACTCCGATTTTTAAAAGCAAATCAATAGCGTCATCAACCTTATTGACCTTTTTGATAGCTTCAACAGCACCTTTACGAGTTCCACCAAGAGGCAACAAGTCAAGTCCGACACTTCCAACAACCCCAGCAAAAGCCAGTTCTTCAGGAAATTGTGATGCTATTTTTCCTAATGAAGAATACTTTTTTTCTCTTTCACCCCACTCTTTTACTCTCATTTCGGCTTCGGCTATTCTTAACTCTACTGATTTGATAGGCTCGTCTTTAAAAATACTTTGTAAAAACTTTGGTACTTCAACAACATCAAGACCTTTTTCTTGTGGTAAAATCTTTTTTGTTATTGGTTTTGCAAGTGATACACCAGCACTTCCGATATTCCGAGCAATTTCTTTTCCTATATCTTTTATAAAAGGAGTAACTTTTCCTACAAGTTTTTTAGTCCCGTATTGAAATGGTGATTTAATAAACTCACCAACTTCAGAAACACCTTTAACAAGAGATGATAAATTCAACCCTGTTTTTTTAGGTTGCTTTTTTTGTTCTATCTGCTCTGGTTGTTTGTATCCTAGTGCGGACAAATTAAGCATATTATAATAAATTATCTAACATTCTTTCTATATCAGTATCTTTTCCTGTGTACCATTTAGAAAAGCCAGACTCATCAGCTAACTGTTTAAGTTCTTGGGTTGTATAATTTTGTTTAATAAAGGTTTTAATTTCATCATCAGAATACCCTTGACCTTGTGCCATTAATAATCTTTCTTTTAAACCTTCTACTGAAGTTCTATCTGATGTTTCTACTGCCTCTGTCATTTCTTCACTACCTACCAACGCTTGTTTAGCACCTGCCTCTAGTTCTTCTGGTGTAGCGTTTGGATTATCTTCCATAAATTTTAAAAGTTGTGGTTCAGTAAAACCATAAGGAGGTGTCCAACCGTAAGAGCGTCTAAACTGTTCTATTTTATTTATGCTTAATGGCTCATCCTTTGGTGTTGTTCCCCCACCTCCTCCACCACCACTTATTTTATATGCTTGTCCCATATCTAATCTTTGTTTTTTAACATACTCCCCACCTTCTTTAACATAGAGGTCTTTGTATTTAGTGTTCCCGATGATGCTTTCTATCCAGAGTTCGTCTTTCTTTTTAGTCCCTGTAACAAATACTCCAGGGGAGACCTCCATAGTTTGTCCTTCTTCTATTTTAGCACCTAAATCAAGCATTGTTTTAGTCAAAGCAAGGCTATTTTCTTGGTCTTGTTGAGCATAGGCGTTTATTTGACCGACCAAAACATTCGGGTCTATACCATAATCTTTAGCAGTTTCTATAATGTATTCCATATTAGCGTCTATATCATCACCTAGACTAGCATAAAGAGAACCAGCAACACTTTCAGCAGTGGCTTCTTCATCTTCTCGTTCCATTCTCTGTAAATCTAAGGTAGCTTTTTGTAAAGCGATTGCCCTATCCTCTTCATCCTTAGCTCTCTGTTGCATATCTAATAGAGCTTGTGTTTTTTCTTTTCTTAACTCGGCTACATTGTTCATATAGTCATTAAGATTTTTCCACCTATTTTCTGCCTTTGAAGTGAGAGCATCTTTAGCAAGGTTAACCTCTTGAGCCATTTGAGCGTTTAAATCACTTATTCTAGCAAGTCCTTGGTCTAGTGCTGACTTAACATTACCCTCGGCTAGTGTGGATGCGTATCTGGCTCTACCAGTTCTAAATTGAGAAGTTTGAACATTACCTACTGCACCTTTATTATATATTTCCATTTGAGAGATAAGACCGTCATATTTAGTCTTGATGTCTTGAATAATAGGGTGCATTTCACTATCAATAGTAGCAAGTTCGGCATCTAGTTTAGTCTTACTGGATTCCATATCAGCAATTTGTTGGTCTATAATGGCATTTTGTTCATCATAAATAGCATCTGTTTTTGGTATTTCAGATGTTGTAGTGGTAGTTGGAGTAGTTGATCCTGACACAGGTGAGACGGTTGATATATAATTAAACATATCGACACCTTCTTGTGCAAAAATATCGCTCCATTGACTTCTAGGTATGTTTTGGCTAGTAAGTTCAGCGGCTAACACTTCAGCTGTTTTTTTCTTTGGCTTTACTTCAGTTTCTAAATACTTCATTTTTTCTATTGCTTTCTCTGGAGTAAATTGTTTAGACACTAACCCTTCATACGCACTTTTAGCATAATCTGGGTCTATATATTTTGTTTGGTCAAATTGTGCCATATTTATATAGTTATGTTGAATTTATTACCTGTTATTTTTTCTAACTCCCTGATATTCTTTCTTGTCTGGTCTTTTACTTTTGAGGTTGTCAAAAGATTAGTCTTGAATTGACTTTCTAAAGGCTCTATTTCTAGGTTGTTTTGTGGCTCTAGGGTTTCCTCTAAATAGTTTGCGATTTTATCTTGCATAAAATTATATTTAATTATTTTCTATCCACCAGTCCAGTAATTGAACTGGTGAGAGAAAATGATTGGTAAGGTAGGATAGTTAGTTATCGTGTTTAATTAGTAGTTCGGTTTCAGAGATTGCTATCCCAACTTTGCGAGATTGAGAACCAGCTACTGTTCCTATCGCTCCTGCAGTATCTGATAAATAATAAGTTGTGCCTAGTGTCAAAGCTGTATGATTATCACTAATACCACCAACATTCACTAAACCAGAAGCTCCAGATGTTATGTTTGCATCAGCAAAACCAAAAAAGTTTGTAAATAGATAACTTGTGGCAGAGGTAGATTGAGCTTTGTAGATTTTTACTGTATCAATTATCTGTTCTGTAATAACAAGAGAGAAATCATTGGTTGTTGGTTCACCCCAAGTAGAGCCACCATTTGAAGAAGCTACTATAGTTCCACCAGCATAAATTGAACTTGCATTAAGTAACCAAGTTACTTTATTACTTCCATCAGCACTTGGAGCTGAAATTACAATAGCATACTGTGTTGAAGCTTTAACAAAATATGGAGAAGTAAAAGTAAAATTCATCTCTGAATAGTTTCCAACACCACTTGCTGCTATAGTAGATACTGCAAAACTTGTTGAAGTTAAAATACTCCCAGTTGGCTTACCACCAGATGTTGCATAAAGAGAAATAACCACATTGCCTGTTGGAGAATTAACTCGCCCTAATTTAACTTTACCGCCAACTATATTTACTGTATTATTAGCTGTAGTAAAAGTTTGTGCTGACCATTCACTTCCATAGACATCTGCACCTGATGTTCCAGCTGGAGAAATAGTAAGTAATGCTGTAGATGTGTTAGAAGCAATAGGATAAGTAGAAACAGCATTACCAGTAGTAATATTTTCTCCTGCTACGAAAGATTTCTGTACTTTTGATTTATTATTTATATCATCACTCAACCACCCATCATCTAACTTCCCACTCCCATCAGCAATCGGTATCAAGCTAGCAGTAGGGGTTGAGGTGGCAATTAATGATACTAGTGTTGATGTACTTAATCCAATACCGCTAGCACCTTGTGTTAAACCTGTTGAACTATCAATGTTTTGATAAATACCAGTTGTTGAAGTCACCATTCCTTTATCGGATCGAACGTAAACTCCAGCTGTTTCAGGTGAAGTACCTAATACTCTCAAACCTTCGCCTGTTGCAATATTAGCCGCAGTAAAACCACCAGCTCCAACAGTATCTACATAATATTTAGTGGCAAGTTCTCCGTTAGCGTCTGGTAAGGCAGTAGAAGAAGAAACAATAGGGAATTGATTATAAGTCCAAATGTTTTCAATTATTTCTGCGTTTTCTTTATTAGCGAAATCGTTATAAAACCCTGCTGTGTTAGATAGGCGGAATAATGAGCCGATTGAGTGAGAAAGTGCTAGACCAGATGTTTCAGTATAAGGATATTGTGCCAAAGCAGTTTTGACTCCCGTCAAGGTTTTAGTTCCGTCAGAGTTGGTCGTAATGCCTGTAAAAGAGATTGACTCTGATACTCCGTCAGGATTTATACGACCATACATTTTAGTTGATGAACCCATTGTAATATCAGTTCCATAGATGTCTTCTAAGTCATCTAAGGTCAAAGTTGTGTCCCCAGCGGCTGCACCATTATATAGTTGCCAGTCAGATGACTCAATATAAACTCTCGGAGCAGATGATGCGGGTGTAGGAGTGCCACCCAATAAAGGTTCATCTAAATCAACCTCTAAACCGATAGGAAGTTTGGTTGGGTCAGTTATGCCATATTTATTTAATTCTGTTCGCCAATTATCACCCCATAATTTAATAGGATAATCTCCTTTCTGTACTGTGTAGCCAAAAGCAACAGTAGGAAGAAGCACGAGTGCAAAAATGATTGCGTATATTTTCTTCATATTAAAATTTTAGATTATTAGACTGCCCTTCAATGGCAGAAATATTTAATGCGTATGAACATAATTCCCATCTTGCTCCAAGTTTCTCGGATTGAAATGATACTTGTAATTCGTAAAATGGTCTTTCAGGAATTGATATAAACCCTCTAAATCTTCTCAAACCTGTTTCTGTTAATGTTTCACTTCTTCCACCCAGTGAGCGATTGCCTAGTGAGTAATACCCTAGTCCACCACCAGTTTGTACGATTACCACATTATCATCAGTTCCTTTAAGTGTTCGTTTTACAGACTGTTCTCCGAAGTCGTAGGTAAGGATTATATCCAGTTCGGTATTGGCTCGGATATAGCCATCAACCCACATAAGATTAAACTTCTTCTTATTAAAAGGCAAGTCAAAGTCAGTGTAAGAAGAATACCATTTAGCACTTATAGGGGATTGTATTGCTTCGCTTACATAATTGTCCGAGTAGTTAGAGTCAAGGAGTTTATAAGTATTCTTAGTAGCAGGATCGTGAGCATAAAGGTCGCCACCATATTCAAATAGCACAGAAGCAGGAATAGTCCAAGGGGTTTCCCAAATACCTAGTCTAAGATTGCGGATTATTATGCGATTATTGGCGTTATCATCACTATCTTCTTTAATCGTGGTGTAAAACTTATTTTTGTAGTAAGTACTGGAAGCCTTATCTACCCCGGCGACATCTATAAAACCTTTAATATCATCGGAAAGGGATATGCTTTGAGGTGTGCTAACATTTTCTACATTACCTAAGAAATCAATCGTTGGCTCTCCACTAGTGTATACAGTGTAGTTTTTCATATTCGTTACCGCCAGATTGTTTGTCGCACCTTCTAATGGAGATGTCTTGAGTGGTTTTATAACTATTTCTTCTTTTGAAAGGTCAGAACTAGGACTAAATATAAATTGATACCATTGGTTTTTAGTAGAGATATAAAGTGCTTCACCATCTGCTTGTGTAATTACGCTTGTTGGTGTTTCGTCTAGGTTAAAATCAGAGGCTTCACCAGCTAAACGAGGGAAGGTCGGAGCAGAAAAATCAGTATAGTCAGTATTCTTGCTCATTTCCACAGTATTACGTTGTCTATCAAACACAAATAAGTAGTTGAGATAAAGCCCTATAAAGTCGTTAGAAAGCCCAGCAGAGGGGGTTGTAGTAGACTCACGCACTTCTTGTAGCACCACTGCCCCAGCAGTTAAACTTAATGCTGTAAGGTCAACATCTACCCCCGTTAAAGTCGTAGTACTCTCTCCCCCTGTATAGGTAAAGGTATGCCAAGTACCAGCATCGTCTTTTATTCTTCCTTGTCGTGTTCCAGCAGTCAAAAAGCGTTCTTCTGCCCACGAGGTAGTGCCTTGTTTAGTTAGGGTATTAGCTGTAGCCGAAGCGTAAGTTGTAGAACCACCACTCCACATAAAAATAGAGTCAGAACCATCAACGAATAACAATAAGTCTTGCACTTCGGTTGAACTCCACCAACCCAGTAAGTTTCCAGCTCCTCTGTTTAGAAAACTTGCACCCTGTGTTGCAATATCATCAATTAGAGTTTCCCAAGTAGTGCCGATATAAACCTCTACAAAGCCGTTAGTCCCGTCAGAATAAGTCCTAAGAGCATATTCATCGCCTGTGCTTGTCTTCCAAGAGCCACCGTCTAAAATACCATAACGGTCGGTTGAGCGAGTTCCAAGATAAGAAAACCCAGGGCGAACACCTATTTTAGTGTCGTCAATTACTTCAATGTTTTTAGAGCCAGAAACAGCTACACCAACCTCTTCTACGGTTACATCTTTCTTTTGTTTGAAGCCTCTCCCAAAATTGTTAATAGACCAATATTTCATATTTTTAATAGAATGACTTTTCTTTTTTTCTCATTGTCGGGAATTTAAGTTTATAATTTTGTTTAGCAGTTAGATAATCTTTTTCAATTCTTGTTAAGTCGTTTTCTCCCATAGGAATACGCTTTGCTACCTCATAAGTACATCTCCTAGCCCAGACCTTAAATTCTTCTGGATCAGCGTTTAGAATATCAGAGTCAGCAGTAGATGTTTCTTGCCAAGTGCCACCAGAAGTTCTCCAAGCGTAAATTGAATTGTAAAGTAAGTCATAACCATCACCCTCAGCGAAAAATAGTGAGTCAAAAATTATGTCGCTAGTAGAAGCTACAGAATAAGTTGCTGTTATTTTAGCGTAGTCAATCGTGTCCTCATCAGGAGAACCAGTTTCTGTTTCACCACTTCTATCAAAACCTACCAAGTTCCAACCCTCTACAAAAGCGGTAAGATTAATCGGAGTTGTAGCTGTTGCCGAATAGTAGTTTGAAGCGTCATTGCCGTATAAGAGTGTCAGACTGGTTAGGTTGGTAATAGTTGGCAAATAAACCCATACAAAGCCATAAGTAGAGTCCGAGATATCTACTTGCGACATTGTAGAATTGACGATTGAATTGCTTGTGCCTGTATTAGTAATCTGAATAGCATAGTCGCCTGAAATAAAGTTAGTGGCATTTAGAACAATAGCTGTGGCATCATCAGTCGCAGTCCAAGTCCCGTTATCAGTCAAAGACTCCATTGTGTGTAAAGTCTTAGAAGCGTTTGAAGTAAAGTTTCCTACTAGCCATTTAAGACCTTTATCATAATCAAAAGCAAAGGTATCGGACTCTTTATTTGTGAACCATTTGCGTAAATCTACTTTACGATAATTAGTGTAAGAGCCTGTATCTTGATATTTATACTTCTGGATATCAATCAATGCCTCGTCAGACATATCTGTTGGGAGTGGATATTTAAAAACATTGTCCCACAAAGCTCTAAAAGTTCGTGTGTGTCTTTGCAAAGAGCGATAATCAAAGTCTGTTATTTCGTCTCTAATAGCGTCATTTATTACAGTACGCAAATTAGGAGTGACGCTATCACTTTGATTTCTTGTTTCTCCGTCTATGTAGTTCTTTAGATTTAGATAGTTATATGACATATTAAAGTATTATTTTTTCCAAAAATATAATTATATTTATCTCTCGGCTCATCGGTTTAAGCCGAGAGGAAATATACTATTTAAATTGATAGTAAAGTTTTCTAGCAATCCCGTATAAGGTAAAACTTGCTGTAATAATCACACCAATATAATTTACCACTTCGTCAATTAGTGTTTCTGGGATATCTAAGTTAAAAAAACTTACTAACATTACTATTAAAGGAACAAGCGATTTTAGAGTTAAACTAATCTTTTCTGGATTAGCACTTGAACCTAATGAAGGATATCTTCTTGTTATGTTCATATTGTTGGTTAATAAATAATTTAATTTTTCTATAAATGTTTTTGGTACTTGCATAGGTTTTTCACTTCCTTGCACAGGTTTTTTTGTTGTAATCCAATATTCAATCGGATAAGGAAATTCTTCTACACTAACTCTTGGAAGTTCTTTGTAATCATCTACACCATAAAGAGTTTTAAATAATTTACCACCTGCTACTTCACCATCTGCAAAAGCCATCATAGCCTCTTCACCTTCAACTTTTACGGCGATAGTTGGCTCACCTACTTTTTTATATGTTGTAATCATATTGTTTTTTTTAATTGAGTGAACAGCTGGGAATTGGAATTTATAATCTTTGTGGAAAGCAATTAATTGTTTGCTCTCGCTATCAAATACTATTTTCTTGTCGTCTTTCGGACCGAGATAAAGTACAGCGTGAGAATAAGGATTACCTGCATTAACTATTACTCCGTCTTTCCAAATGTATTTACCTTCTACTGCGACAGTCACAGGGGATATGCTAAGAGCTTCTTGATAAGCATAAGCGTCTTGTTGAGAGCCAAAGAATTGGTATCTTACCTCATAACTTTCTCCTCTTTTTTCTACGATAGCTTTTAAGTCATCACTAATTTTCTTTGAGTAATTATATTCTACTGTCTTATCTCGTTCAGTTGGAAATTCACTTTCCCAAGCACAAAATTTTCTTCTCATTACTTCAAACACTTTTTCAAAAGAGTTACCACGCCCTGGGATAGTTCCTGTAATTATAGCCGAGTAAAGTTCAGACCAGTTTACTTCTTGATTATATCTTTTTTTGTAAATAAATTCCCAAGCATTAGTAATGGAATTATTAGTACAGTTGTATAAATCACCATCTAAAACTCTTTGTATTTCTGGCTCAATATCTATATCCCACCAGATACCAGATGTATTAATTTGCTCTAATTGTATAGCCGCCCCCAAAATATGAGCTTCTTCACTTACAGGCTCTATGATTAAGTTTCCTTTAGGCTGAATTAAATCTTCTTCCCTAGTAACTAGCTTGTCTATTAATTGCATATAATTTTACTTAAAATTAAACCTATTAATTTATACCACCCCCACGCTAACAATAAACACCAAACTAATATAACAGTTCCGAATAGTAGATAATAAAATGCTGTTCTTCGTCTGTCCATATTTTTATGGTTTTAAATATACTCCTTTATTATTATGAAAATTATCGGCAATAAAATAACTTCTGTAATGAGCAATGCACCAATTATTTTATTCTGCCACGCTTCTAATTTATTTACTCTACCATTAGTTTTTGTGGTTTGGATTATTACTGCGTCTAATTTAGAATGAACATTTTCTAATTTAGAATCAAACAGTTTTTCAAGGTCTTGAACCTCCATATTTAATTAAGTTATTTTAAAAGGTGGTAGTTTTAAGGATAGGCACTACCGAGCCTTGGTGGGGATAAAGAGCAGTTAAGTGGTGGGATGTTCTTCCCAATAGGCAGAGATGTTTCCACATCCACAGCAGAGGTGTAGTATTTCCAAACTTTCGTCTTGCGGGTTATAGCCTACAACCTGCGTTCGTTCCTTCTTGCATTTGGGACAGACTTTGACTTCATAAGATAAGTCATTTTCATATCCCATAGCTCGGAAGTTTGGTCGGTCGTAATCACGCTTTCCCATTTCTGTCGCCTTTCTCAAAAATCCAGTCCAGTGAGTTATTCCACCATTCATTCCATTGCCCTTTAGTGGGGCGAATTTTCATCACATTGCCACATTCAAGGCAAGTGAGTTCCAAATAGTGAAATAAGCTAATAAAGGTAGTCTGGTAATGAGTATGCGTTTGACACTTCGGACATTTGACAGTCCATTCTTGAGGTATTCTCATCGTGTTTCCTCCCAGTTTTGTCCGTCTTGCGTGGTGTAAAGAACCATTCTTGCCAGTATGTATCCGACTGGCACTATGCGTATTAGCCACATCGCTTTTGCCTCCGTTGTTAATTCCCCCAATTATGCCTACCTAGTAGATAGGCACTATGGAAAAGTTAAGTTACCAACCCTGTTATATTCCAAGGATTACTAACCTCATAAGTAATACCAGCTTCATTTTGCAATACTACACCTTTTAATATTCCTTTTTGATTCCATTGGGAAGTATAAATTGCACCCAAAGAACCTGCACCGATATTTGTATTATTATTAATATAAAATGTAAAATTATTTCCATAACCACTATAAGGAGACGCACAAGATCTATTATTAGCACTATTCATTACGACATTTTGTATATAGAAAGTTCCTCTACAACCATTACCCGATATACCTATTAATGTTGAATCCACGGCAGAAGCAACATTTGAATAAATTACTGTTCCAAAATCTGTCCCAGCTGAACCATAATTCACACTCACACCAGAACCAGAAAAATCAGCAACTAATTTACTTAAATCACCTTTATAAAGAAAGGTTAAATTTACAGCTTCATCACAACTATTAACTGTTAATTTACCACTCATTACAACATTAGACATCAAACCTTTAAATACACTGGTCATTAAACCACTTGCACTAGCACCCCAAACAACATCATTTATCACAAGAGAATCAGTCCCATCGTTGGCAGATTCTACATCATAAGCTACTCCATTATGAACGAATTTATAGCTTGTTGGATTTGCTTCAACATCTGACAAACTCCAATTTAAGCCACCTTTGGTGATTGTTGTTTTACCAGCAGGATTATTTGGGTCTAAAGTAGAATCATACAAAGCAACGTGAGCTCCCACTGTTGAACCATAGGTTTTAACAGAATAAGCCGAACCACCATTAATAATCACTCCCCCATTAGTTTCTTCAAAAGTCCAATTTTGTCCTTCATAAATTATCAAATCCGCAGTTAAGGTATAAGTACCAGCTTTAACAAAGAAACTTTTATCTTCGCCTTCAACAGTTGAGGTTTTATTTAAAGACATATAATCGCCATCGCCTACTACATCGCTTATTTTAATATCGTAACCACCACGATCATACAAAACAGCTTTGCTATCTTTTAGAAGTTTGCCTAGATAAATACCAGCCATTAATTGACCGTTGGTGTCAAAATGAGTTTCGTCTGTATTTATAGATAAACCACCTGTTTCAACTATTTTAATTCTAGTATCGGCTGTGGCGTTGGTAACTTTAGCGGAATTTATTGTTCTTCTATCCGCACTACTTGGATTAACTTTATAATTTAGAATACTTTTAATTGGATAACCGATATCGCTTTCTATATCAGCAAAGAATTGAGCCTCTGAAGCAGCGTAAGTTGAGGTAGCGGTCGTATCATCTTCACCTTGCCACCACATCAAAGTAATTACAGGGTTATATCCCATTGCCTCCATTTGTGCGATAGCTAGTAATGCTTTAGCTTTTGCCGCCTCATAAGTGTCATCGCCTTTATTCCAACTATTATCAGCAAAACCAGTACCACCTATTGCGTATTTAACTAAGAAATTTTTTTCAGGGTCGCTTTCTTCTAAATATCTAGCTAAGCCTAATTCTGGTCCGAAATCTTGACCTGCCAATAAATAGGCATTTGATTTTATAGCCAGACCAGTTTGTCCGCTTGAACAAGTACCTTGAATCGTAAAGTAATCTTCGGTTGTAGTATTTACTTTATACACTCCATCACAATCGGTAGAGCTTGAAATTTTAACACTTCGTAAAGTCTGCATATTGTGTCCTGTGGAGGAAACAATAGAAGTGCCATCGCCGACATCGGTTATGTTTTGGATTTCATAAGAAGTTCCATTCCATAAATTCATATCCTTAAAAGTAGCACTAACCGAATCAAACACTTGAAATTTTGGATAACTTTCTTTGGCAAGTACATCGGCTGACACTTCATATAAACGACCAATACCCTCGGCGTTTGATTGACCAAATTCAAGTATAAGGTTTACATCTTTTGGCATTGTCTTTGTCGTAGCACCCATATAGACACCTGTGTTACATAATAAAGCGATGATTACTGTTGCTATGTATATTTTTATGTTTTTCATATTATGTATTTCATATTATGTTTTTTATCTTGTATCTAAAAATGCATTTAAGTCTTGAACGGTTATTACATCACCATTGTTTGAAGAAGTCAGCCATATCTCAAAGAAGTCATCTTTTTCAATATCTTCAATGTAAGCAATAAGTGAAAATCCATAAGGTTGATTAGCGGTAATAGTTCGTACAGTAAAAGGAGAGATTATAGTGCCAGTTCCATTTTTCATTATTCCAACATTAACATTCCTGTTTACAGCACCTGCCGATAAATTTCCTGAAACATATATAGTACCGTCTCTTGAGTAACTAGGCTGATAGGTAGCCTTGTTTAAATCAACAGTAATCTTTTGGGAATAATACGTACCAGTAGCAATCTCTACTTTGTAATAAGTTCCTGCGGTAGTAACAATAGTCGTGGAAACATTATCAACAACATTTAGTTTGGCGTGTGGTTTCCAATCTTCATCACCGACATTTGAAAGCCCTACGATATTAGCATCTCTTCCGTCTGTTCGTGTAAAGTCAAAACCTGAAAACATTGTACCAGTAGAGTTATAAGAGCAACCGATTATCTCTGCAAATTCTCCATACCCGAAAGCTTCCCCATCATATTTTATACCGATCGAGGTTGATGCGTTTTCAAAGATAATATTTCGGATTATGAATTGATCATTAGTGGATGTGGCTAAGTAAATACCAATTCCGTTATTCTCAAAATTACCAACTTCAATATCTGTTCGTGCTGATAATGGGTTAGAATGACTGACTTCCACTCCTGTATTCATATCAGAGAATACAAAGTTATAAAGGAAAAACTCTACCCCTGCTGTATCGTAAATACCTCTATAAAAAGTATCAACAAATATATCAGTTATCTCACTGTAATTAGTTCCGTTTTGTGTGAAATTAACAAAACTTTCTGTCGTAAGAGTCCCATAATCAGCAAGAGTAGCACCAGATACTGTCATTCTATTTATATCAGCCTTACTTCGTAAATCAAACATCGGTTTATTAGTGAGTCCAGTCCCAGCTACTAATCTCGTAACTCCTTGCCCTAACCCACGAATTACTAAACTATGAGTAGAACTAACTGTAATTGTGTCAGTTATTTCGTGGTCGCCTGTATCAAGTAAAATATCATAGTCTTTTGTGGCGTTAGCGTCAAACCAATCCACTGCTTCTTTAAGAGTGGTATAATCTCCTTTTATTCCAATATTGATACGATTATCAAGTTTAGTAACAGAATAAGTAGTAGCACCTAAAACACCAACTCCACCAAGTAAGCTAAGAAGTGCAACTAGAATGTAATTAAGTGCTTTTTTCATATTATAAACAAGATTCAGTTGATACTGTTAAAACACCATCAAGAGTAGTTAAGTAAGTCCAACCCCCTAAGTCAGTATCTTGAACTGGAATACAACCTGCTTTTACACCAGCCACACCGACACTCATTGTGGAGGTAGTAGTACCACCAGCAACTTGTAAATCAAAAGCTGGAGTAGAAGTACCGATACCTACTTTATCTTTAATGTACCAATCACCACCTGCTGAATACATCGCCCAGTTATTTCTTGAACCTATGCCAGAATGGTCGCCCATATAAATACCGTAGTTATCTAAAATAGATAATTCATTACCACTTCCTTTGTAAGGGATATGAGCATTAACAGCTATCGTTGTAGTTACAGTAGAACTAACCGAGTCATAAGTATTTGATATTGCTTGAGCAAAAACACCAGTTGCTTCGTCTATTGATAAGTTTGCGTTGCTTTCGCCTAATTCGTTAATACCATAAAGACCAATAGCGTCATAAGTTACTGACCTAGTATTTGTAGCGTTAAAGTAATTCCAACCAGAAGCACCCAAAACTGTTGGTACACTATTAGCAGATGAACCGCTATCAGTATAACCACCTAAAATACCTTGAGCAAAGTTATATGTTTGATTTAATAGTCCATCATCTTTAGCCCAAAATTGACCTGCTATTTTACTTAGAGATGAACCAGTTACTGCTGGTGTAGCTAAATCAATATCATCAATGTAAAATACTTCATTACCAGCACCATCATCATCTTGCCCATAAACTAGGATATTTAATTGTCCATTAGCAGGTACAGTAAAATCTGAAGTGGTGTATTCTGCATAAGCACCAGTAAGCTCTTGAGCATTTTGGTAAGCAGGGCTAGTAAATTCTGACCCAGTAAATGCATCCCAAGTGCTTGAAGTGAAGTTCCAAATTTGATTAGCTGTTGCAAAAGCATCATTTAAAACAATCACTTTACCAGCCCCAGCGGTTGCGTATCTAGCCCAGTATTGAACATTATAAGTAGCACCAACTGTTAGACCTGTATTTAGTTGCTCTATAACAGGAGGAATACCACCATCGTTTGTAAATTTACCTGCATAAGTTCCCGAATGAATGATTGTTGATTCTTGTTCTAAAGTTGGGTTGTTAGCAAAGATAATAGTATCCCAATTAGTAAGGGCAGTTGAAGAAGCCCAAGTTTCCAAACCTCCGTCTGTTAAAACATCAGAGCCACGAGGAGTCACCGCACCAGCTTCAGTTAACCCAACAACATTTACGGTTGATTCAGAGTATGGATAATCAAATGCAGTAGAAACACCAGCGTCTGAAACATCTAGAGCTGACATTTTTATATCACCTTTTCCAGATAAAATATAAGGGTTAGTTCTATTGTGAGAAAAATCTAAGTATTCACCTTGTGCTGATGAGAATAAATTACCAGAAGTAACATAAAAGTGTGGGTCGGTAGTGTGATTTGGTATTCCTGAAGATAAGAATTTATTGCCATTAGCAGTATAGATTAAATTACCATTAGCAGTACGAGGCCACATTTTTGTTTCGACAACTCCACCGCCTACATTGTAAGACATCCAACCAGCTTCTACGCTAGATTGACCTGTACCTAAATACATACCATTACCAAAAGCGATATAACCGATTGCGGCTATATTATTTTGGAAGTAAGCGTTTTTGAGAGAGTCAAAGTAAACAATTTTTGTTCCAGCCGCACCATTTTTGGAAGCATACATTGCTAATTGACCTTCGGTGTTTGTTCCAGTAGCACCTTCTGCTTGAAGGTACATATCCCAAGTATCTGCTGTTAAATCATTTGTGTCCCAAACACTAGAACGAAATATACCTTTATATGACGGCACATCTGTGTCGCTTACAGTAGCTGTTCCTGTTTTATCTACTAATAAATTTCCTTCATAAGTTGAAGTGCCTGCTATTGTTGTATCGCCTGTAATAGTAAGGTCGCCGACATCTACTAAATTAGCACCGTTGTAATCTACATAAGCTACGTCATCGTTAACTTCAATGAAAGTATCAGTACCGTCGGATTTTTTTTGTTGACCAGAGTCTTCTGTTCTAGCACCGACACATTGTTCTTCGTTTTCTGGTAAAGAACAATCAATTTCTTGTTTATCACAACCTGCCCCCACTACTATAATGAGTGCAAAGATGGATATTAGTGAAAGCAGTTTTTTGTTCATATTTTATTGATTATTAAATAGTCTCATTTTTACAGTTGAAGTTCCTGCTGTTCTAGTCCACATTGCAGTGCAGGAATAAGCACCGTCTATATTAGCAACAAAATCTCTAACTTCTGAATTATTAGTTTCTACAAAACCAGTATCGCCATCATAAGAAGTGCCATCTTCTCTATCTACAGTTTGTACATAATCCCAACGATTAGTCACTGAGGCAGCTGTAGCAAAATCTACGTCTTCTTGTGGTGAACAGGCAAATTTTAGAGTTCCACTTGCACTTGTATTAGCTACATTAAAAACAATATTGCGATAGTCGTTTGTCAGAAACTCTGCTCCAACAGTAGTGGTAGCGACCTCACTCATTATTGTCCTTTCGCCAGTGTTCACACCAGCACCTAACTCGTTTATGCCATATCCTCCTGCTAGAACAGTAAGGAAGGCGGCAATCCCCAATAGTATTTTTTTCATATATATATATTAGCCTTCTATTAAGAAGTTATTAAGTAATTTTAGTTTGAGAGGAGATAGTAAATCCCCTCTCATCAAAAACTATTTAGGAAGCAGAACAAGTTAAAGCACTTGCTGTCAATGTACCAGAAGCACCAATGAACCATTTTACACCATTAGAACGAAGCTCGATAAAATCACCGAGGTTTTCTAATTCAGCATCAATGGTTATTGTATCTTCGGCATCACAATCTACTACAGCACCAGCTACAAGCAAAGCACCTTCAATAACATCAGCTAAACTAGCAGTTTGAATTGTACTTGTTGTAGACATAGCACTATCTACTACGAATTTGTAGTAAACACCAGCAGAGGTTGAAGTAGCAGGAAGCACGAATGCTGTACTGCTAACACCACCAAAGTAGAAAGTTTCACCAGACATCGCTGCAGTTAAAGTTGTGGTAACTGTTGCAGTTAGGTTAAGGTCGGTATAGCCTTCAAGACCATTAAAACCTCCACCCATTGTTACTGCACCAGCTACATCTAAAGTTCCGTCAAGTTCAACTGCTCCATCAAAATATGATGTACCATCAACTTCAAAATCTCCATATTCAAATAATGAATTGATTGCCATCCAATCATCAGAAGCAGTCAAGTGAGTAGGTTCAGATGTATAAGAGCCACCCAAAGTTTCGTTTTCTATTTGACCCAAGAGACTACTAGCTACTTTTTCAGCTACTATCTCCCAAAATCCACCTGGGGTTGCAGACACACTACCTACTAAAACAACGAAACTTAGTATTCCAACTAACCCAAATAGTATTTTATTACGAATTGTAAGTTTTTTATTAGTCATAACTTACTATATTAAAGGGTTAATTAAGTCGTTCCGTTTGAACCGTAAACTCCAACGTAGTCTTGACAGCCAATCACTTCTCTAAACTCACCTTTGTAAATGTAAGAGTTATTTCTTTGGAATTTATAATCTACCATATCAGTAAACAAAGGAGTTCTTACATAACGAGTCATTGCGTGATTATTTGCCAATAAGTACCAATATGCGTCAGCACCAGAGATACCAGTAGCCTTTGCTCCTAAATGTGGAGAAGTTGCTACATAGATACCATATTTGGTTAAGAATACATTTGGTTCGTTATTAGCAGTGTTTGGTCTAAGTTGAGACTCAGCCAATTCACAAGCTGTCTTATAAAGAGTCAAAGGCACTAATAAAACAGATGCAATACAACCTCTAACAACACCAGCCTGATCTTGTTGTTCACCCAAATCTACAATAGCATCATTAAGTGAAGTTGGAGCAAGAGCTGCGGTAGCTAAATTATCTACTGTCGCACCACTAATTGTAGTGTGAGAATCAGAGAATATATAATCACCATCAGCTACTTTATTTGTAGCAAAGCCATCTGCCCAAAACTTCATTGCGTTTCTGTCACGAGTAACTCGTGCCATTTCAGCAAAGTTCCTAACCATTTTTTCATAAGAACCGTGCATATTGTCATCAAAAAAGTGTTTTGGGATATCAATACTTTCAGCATAAGCATTCACATTATAAGTAGCCTTGTTTGCGATACGAGGAGTTGAAGAGTGAACATTCTCTTCTTCTGCTCGGTCTTGCCAATAAGTTATTCCACCAAAGGTTTCAACCTGAACAGCAGCATTATCAGCTGTAGCTTGATTGAATATAGCGGAACTCTCGGCAGTTACGTAGTTCATTTTTTCTTGACGATTATATTCTTGGTAGAATACATCATCAAGAGCTGTTTTAACCACGTTTGGATTCATTCCTGAATTAAAACTCATATAATTCTAAGATTAAGCAGCAATATCGCTACCGACTAATGTCGCGGCTGCTCTTACACGAACATAAACCCTACTATTTTCTGGTTCACCTTCACCAGTTGCTATAAGACCACCTGCAATAGCGTGTCCAGCTGCAACATCAAGTGTCCAGACTTCACTTGTTAAGTCCATTAACAAGAAATCGTTGGCAATAGCTTTGATTTCAGCCAAAGTATCAGCACTTGCTGCTAACTTTGATTTCAAACTCAAAACTTCACCACCACGTAGAACATAAACATCAACAGTACCAGCAGCTGCAGCAGTATCTGTACTGTCATTAGCTGCAATTCCTATCAAGTAGTCAGTCCCAACAGAAGGAGTAGCATCAGCTGCCAAAGCAACTGTAGCTGTCCCTGGAGTAGCCACTACTGGCTCACCTGGTTGGATTGTACTTGCAGCACCTGCTGCGACCTGAAAGGTTTGTACTGAAATGTTTTTTGGCTCTACGATTAAAATATCACCTGTAGCCATAAAATTTTAGTTAATTATTTACCATACTTATCAACATACTTATCATAAAGACCTCGTTTTTTAAGGAAAGCTATATCTCTGTCAGAAAGACCAGATATTTCTTTCTTTTTACTTGGTTTGTATGATGAGCTGTCTTCACCCCCAGCCTTAGTAGCGTGGGCTTTAGCAAGTTCTTTATTAGCTTCAGCAACTTTTTTATAATTAGCCAGTGCTTTAGCTTTTTGAACCTGCTCCGTAACATCACCAGAGAAGTTATTATCCTCTAAATATAGGCGGATAAGTTTCTTTTCTGACTCGTTGCTTGAGACTTTATTTATGACTTCGTTATACTTTTCTTCAAGAGTTAGAACTTTCATCTCACCTAGTTTTTTATCAACATAGGATTTGATGTCTTCTTCTTCCTCTTCGATTTCTTCCTCGTCAAGATTTTTAGCCTTCATTTTTACGATTTTATGTTCGGCTTTTTCTCTACGAGTTTTTTCTTCTTCGTATAAAGAAGCATAATCAATTTCTTCTTCCTCTGCTGTAGTCTCCTCTACAGTTTCGGTGGTTTCTTTAGAAGCGTCTTCCTCGCTCTCAGAATAATTGTTGTTTGTTTCAAGAGTTTCCTCTTCGGTAGTTTCTTCTACCTCTTTTTTGTCTTCCGACATACACATTTAGTTAAGGCTCGTGGCAGAGCCATTGAATTAACCCATTTTTAAGTCTTTGGCAGACTTTAGTTCTTGTTTTAGTTCGTTTACATTTTTAATCAATATTAAATTTCCTTCAACAGAAAGTATTACTAGATACTCACCCCATACTACAATCTGTTTAATATCGTTAGTCAATTTTATCTTCATATAAATCTTGTCATTTTCTTTTTCTCTGGGCTGTCTATTTTAACATCACCTTTAGCCATTTTCTTAACATTAGATTTCATCACTTCAAGGCAATAAAGTATTCCTTTACCAAATAACTGGACATTTGGGTCGCCTTGAAACATCTTTCTTTCGGCTAAAAGTTCCATATCTTCAATAAACCACTTAAAATAACTCATTTCAAGCATAGCACGAGCTTCTTGGCTCATTACAGATAGCTTACCAGAGCCCAAATTATCAAGTAATTCGTGTTCTTTTGGTACTCCTGTCCAGTTTAGTTTAGGTATTTTTAGCTTTATCATACATCATTTGTGCAAATTGAGGGTGTGTTTTAGCGACATCAGTTAGTCTTTCAACCTTTACGCCAGTATAATCACCATATTCCTTTAAAGTCTTAGAGCTAACTTCTGCGTGTTTTCCACCTATTTCTTGGAAAGTACCACGAGATGTAGGTTTAAATACCCTCCCATCACCAGTAATTAGTTCTTTCATACTATTTCTTTTTAGATTTCTTGACCTTTTTAACTTCTTTTACCTTTTTGACTTTAATATATTTTTTCATAGGTTTTGCTTTAATTTCTTTAGGTTCTTTTATGTCTAAAATCTTTGTTTTAGCCTCATCGTATTCTTTACGCAAGGCTCTTTTTTCTTCCATAGCTATAAAAGCTACTTCAGGGATTTTTTTTAATTCATCTTGATTGACTAATTCCATTTCGCCAACACAAGATACGCCATATTTTATAGACATCATTTCGCGTTCTCTGGTGTCTAAATCTTCCCATTTTAACATATATTTATAGATTAAATGCTTGATTGTTAAGTTGTGGAGCAGGTGTCTGCCCTTTTAATTTATTTACTTCATTCATCATTGGGTCTTCTTCTAAAATGAAGGAGTCCTCTTTTCCAGGTTCTAATTCTCTTAGAATGGTTGCTTTGATAAGATGTTTTTGATCAACTTCTGGTCTTCCAGCTAATCTATCAAACATCATCATCTTTTTAGCGAATACAGAGCTTTCAGATAAGAATGTTGCTTGAACTTTAGTCTTGTACTTCAGATTTCTAAAGTATTCTGGTCTAACCTTTGAGATTGACATACCTAGTTTTTGTTCTAGGTTTAGCATTTCGTAGGCTTTTTCTTCTTCTATCTTGTCTAGTTCCTCTTTAGAATCAGCTTCAGGTAAATCATTAGTAAACTCTATTTTCTTACTTACTTTGTTGCCCTCTTCGTCTTTTACTTCAGATAAGAATAGTACAGGGAATTTAAGAGCAGTTGAGTCGCCTACTATTTCACCTAATTGAGCAATTGGTAAATATTGGATAATTGAACCAACTAGTAATTGCCCGAAATCTTTGACAAGTTTAGCAACCATTTTACCTGTTCTACCCATTGAAATCTTTGTCTGTTCTTCCATATAAGCAATCTCACGAGCTGTTGTGTCGGCTTTTGGTGAGTATTCTTGCTTAGAAGTTTCAGCCATTGACTGTTCTACGGCTTGGATAGCGTTTGACCCAGCCATTAGGTTCTGTTGTAGGTTCATTGGTTCTACTCTTACATTTGGGTCAGAGAATACATTGATTGAACGAGGTGCAAAGTCACCCGATGACATATTAGATTCACCATAGACTGAGATTGGAGGCATCATTTGTAAATATGTTCCGTCAATAAACATTCTCCATAGAGTAGTTAGGTTGTCTTCATCAGGTTCTAACTTCTGTACCAAAGCCATTCCGTAGAAGAAACGAGAGTTAAACGTTTCATAGACACTCTTGGCAAAAGGATATAGCTTGTCATATCGTCTCATTGGTTCGTCAGTGTCATCCATTAACACACCATTGACTAAATGAAGTTCTAAATCAGCGTCTCTATTCCAGTAACAAACTTCTTCAACTAATCTTTCTTCTAATTCCTCGTCATAATCCTCGTAAAAAGTGTCGTTAGTTTCATCAAAGAAAGTTTTAATACCTGGAGAAACATATTTAAAGTTCTCATTTTCACCGTATTTACGTTTGGCTGTGTTAAAATCAATTAACTTTCTACGGATTAAGTAAGGTTGTTTTTGTATATCAGCTTCATAAACATTACCAATATACAGTTCATCTACTGGTACGATTGAAGCGATAAAGCCAGAGTATATTTCATCTACTATTTCTTCAATCTTACCACCTTTCTTTACCTTGCGTTTAACATCTGTGTAGTCTTGATAAAGGACAATCGCAGGGTTCACACACATCTCTTGGACTATATCCACAAACATATCCTCATACTTTGACTGCTCACAAGCCCAAATAACAGCGTCTTTCATTACATTAGCCATATCTTTATCCTGTTCTGAGTCGCTATTCTGGGCTACTATGTCAGGATAAAGCACTTGTGAGGTAATATGAGCCACTATTGAGATGACTTTATTGCGGATAATAGGCTTTAGAGCGTTAGAATGCCACGATAAATCAGGGTCTTGGTTCTTTGGTGGTCTATAAAGATTGAATTTCTTTTGATTATAGTTAAGTCTGCCAATTAAACCATACATTATTCCATTCTCGTCAAAACCAAATTCCTCATAAGGTGAGGTCATTATGTTTTGAGCGATACGATAATCTTCTTGTATATCTTTAATCCTTTCTCGGACTTTCTTTGAGGGATTATAAGCAGACTGTTTATTGATTATCTTTCCGTCTTTATCTTTTGTGGTTTCGTTAAGTAACATATTAATATGAAATTTGAGGTCTTCTAATTGAAATATTGTTTTCTGCTACATTTTTTATCTCAAAGAACATTCTCATCATCATACTATCAGACAAATCAGGACTTCTTCCAAGTATTTCTTTGATTTCTTCTTTAGGGACAATTCTTAGCTTATTATCTTTATCAGCGTCTTTTGTTTTTAGCTGTTCAAGTTCTTCAATTAGCAGAGTTCTATCAAGGGTGCTAATTTCTTTTATTGATATAGCACGATTATTTATCATTTCAGCTAGTTTGTAGTAGCATTGTGTCTTTAAATTTTGGTAATTTTCTTCTTTTAATGGTCTGGAATTGTTTATAAATCCTTTTATTCCTCTTAAAATATCCACCAATCCACCACCAACACCATCATCATCAGCTATTATACTTGAATAAGGGATGTGTTCTTCAATAGCTAGGTTTCTTACTTTCTCGGCTAATTGGTCTATACCTATTTTTGTAAAGGTTACTATTTTATAAATCGTTAAATCATTCCAAAGCATTATTACACTCTTATCTCTACCATATCTTGCTACATCAACTGTCATCCATCTTCTACCATTCTCAGAGTGAGGGTTGGTAAATAAGTCTATAATAGCGTCATAAGTCAGAAGTGCAGAAGGGTCATCATCATATTCCCAATTACCAAACATCAATCTTTCTTTTGTAGCTTTATCTTTAATTTGTGCTAGTTGTTTTTTATAACTCTCAGCAGTATAAGGATTATCTGAGTAAAGACTTTGAATGAAAGCTATATTTTCAGGTAAATTTCCAGCTTTATATGGTTTAAAATAGTCTTGATAAGTCCAATTCTTCTTAGGATTGCCTGTTATCAAGAGCGTTGGTCTTATTTTATCGTTCAAATGTCTTCCAATACGAGACCCTAAAACATCTTTAGCCAAAGGATGAACCTCCCCAGCTTCTTCTATTGCTCCATCAGAGTATTCAAGTGAACCAAATCTTTCATATAATGGGTCAGAAGGAATGAATTTAAGGTCTAACAAATCAATTCTACTGCCATTTTTAAACTCTATGTAGTTATATTGTCCGTTAAGTTTCCAATCATCTTTAGGTATATTGTGGTGTTGGGTTACTTTACACCAAGTTACATAAGTAGATTGCATCAAGCGTTTCAATTCTTCTCTACCAATAAAGGATCGGTAACCTGGATAGAGATAACAGTTTACTAGTCTTGTTTCACATATCAACCAGCTCTTTCCTCCACCAGCACCACCACCGAGAAATACTTCGTCTTTAATCTTCAATGCTTCCCACGCTTCGTATTGTTTGATTGTCGGCTTCAAGATTATCTCCATAGTCAGGTTTTATCATTTTAATTTCTCTTATTTCTACTACTTCTCTTTCAGTTTCTCCACCTGTAGCTAATTGGTAATTCTTATTTAGTTTATCTACTATTTCAGCTAGGTCTTTTGCTTTGCTTTTTTCTAGTTTCTTCTCGGTAATATAGGTTATTGCCATTCTTCTTTTATCATCAAGCATTTTAGCCCAATCACTAGTAGCTTTCTTTACGTGTTCACTCTCTAAAATCATTTGAGGGTTCTTTGCCATTGCTTCAGAATAACCTGCTTCTAATGCTAATTCTCCTAAAGATTTAGTATTTCTAGGTGTGCCAAGATTTTCCAATAGCAATTTAATAAATTTTTCTTGTCTTGGTGTTCCTAATTCTCCCATATAATTTTACTAAGTTAAGACTATTTTATAACCACATCTATCTCAGGTTTGTTTTCTCCTATCTGATAGATTTCGTTTGAGTAATTTTCTTCATCAGTAGCTATCTTTAATTCAGCACCTAGACTCTGCATAAATTCAGCTGTCTTGATACTTATAACATCTCTTTCTTCTTTGGTTTTAAATACTTTGATTATAATTTCGTGCATAGGTTTCATATTATTCTAGGTGTGACAAATATGTTTGTTGAATCTTTACTCCTGATAAATTACTTATTTTATCACTTAACATTTTAATAACTATCATTGCGTCTTGAACTTGAAGATTTTTTTCTATTAAGATTTTATAAAACTCATCAGCTACATTTTGATTTGAGTCAATTCTTTCTTTATTCTCTCTTTCTTCTCTTGATTTTGCTAAGTTTAAAATGTTTGTCATATTTTTTTAAATCCTTTATCAGTTAATTTATAAACTCCATCTGATTTTATTTTGGGTTTTATGTTTTTATAAAATTCTTCTCTTTTCTTAAAGTCTTCTTTGGTTGATTTATATTTAGCTGAGGAATTTTTAGAACAATCACTCATAATTTTTTAGATTTTAAATAAAATTCCCATTCACATTTACATTTGGGACAGAAACAGTAGCCTTTTCCTTCTCTTATGGCTAAGTCAATATCACAATCAGGGCATTTTCCTGTTAAGTCCTCTGGTTTTTTAATTTCGTGGCGTTTATTTTTCATAGTTAAGTGTAAGGCATTTATGGATTGGTGATAGTTCGTACATACTTCTAATTCATACTTCTGTTAGTATAAGGTTTTATAGAGCCGTAGCCTTATAGACCTTTGACAAGTAAGAAAAATGATTAATGGTGAGTATAACAATTCCTCTATCATTATAGTTTGTCCCAAATGCGTTACAATTAAATATTAAAAAAATAGTGCAAAAAAAACACTATTTACGTTTACCACCACATTTTTTATTTAGCTTCATAACTCTGACATTACGGAAGCTGAAATTGCTTCTGGTACTTTGCATTTATAAATTCCAAACAGGATTTTGAGTTTGCACTCTCTAAGCGTTTATCCAAAATAAATAACAAAGTATCAGAAAATTAATTACCTATATTATACTATACACGATAAATCACGCAACCTTGGTGAGCGAAAGTTATCCACTTTTTAGCCCCAAAGAAAACCATTGTCATATAAATCTAACAGTTCTCTAGCCAAAATATCCATTTCTTTATAGAGTTCATTATACTCCCTATCCGATTGGATTTGTTCGTTATAAAAACCTAACTTAGCTAATTCAAGTTTTCTGTACTTAGCTCTCTCTTGCAAGATTACAATTCTCTTGCGAATATTAATAATTTTGAAACACATATCATACAAGCATTTTAGATATGAATTAAAGGCTCTATTTTGATTAAAAATGTTCGTTTGGGGGGATTATACCTTTTGAGGGTGCAATGGGGTTTAAATCGCCAAATTTTAAGCTATACGCTATTCTGGTGTTGGAGTTCGTCATACAACTTCTCGTATTTGTCTTTAATCTCTAAAAGTTGCTCATAAGTCAAAGGTTCTTCGGTATTTCTGCGATAAATAATTTCTCTTACCCATTCTTCGCCAAAATCTTGTTCAAGTCTTTTCCCAAATTCATATTCTTCTCCACTCTTAGCAAAATTACATTCTGAACATTGAAGTTGTATATGATTAAATTCAAAGTCAATCGCTTTCCACTTTGTCCTTCCCCTGTGTTTGAAGTGTCCACCTTGCAATTCTTTGATTGAGAATTGACGACCGCAAGTATAACAACAGGCGTATTCTTTTCCTTTGGACTTTTTAGCTTTTAAATATTTAATAAAAGTAGCCCAAACCTTTTTTCCAAAAACTAAATTTGATTTTGATTTATCTTCTCGTTTTCTTTTGCGTGTTTCTTTTTTTCTTTCCTCTCTGCGTTTTAAAACTTGTTTTTGGTGTTTTTCTTTTTTGATTATCCACTGGCAGTCAGAACAGAATTTTGAGATGTTAATTCCATTTTGTTTTCTTGGAGTAAATGGTTGAGAACATTTTGGACAAAGTTTCATAAGTCTCTTTCGTTGAAATTAGTCTTTAACTTATCATACCATAGTTTTAAGTTGTAGAGAAGAATTTTTAGCATAAAATTTCTGCGGTTTTAACTTCTAAATGACTATACCCTCTTTCTTCAATCCATTTTTTAGCGTCTTTTTTTCTTAAAAAAGCGTTGACACTTTCGATATAAATTCCATTTTCACCAATCTTATCACATCTTGACCACGCTTCCATTTTCCAGATATTAGGTTTTCCTTTGTGTGCTATTAAATATACTTTCATATTATTAAATGTTTATATTAAACTTCTTTATTAACAATTATTAAGATTTTCTTCTCTGATATAATTTAACCAAGTATCTTCTTGTATATTTCTTTTCTTTCTAATTTTTGGGTCAGTAGGTAAAAATAATTTTTCAACATTTTGTACAACACATCTGCATCGTTTTACATTGTCTTCTCTAATTAATTTAAGAGCATTAGTTGAAATATACCATTTTTTAGTTTCTTCGTCTTGATACATTTCTTCTGGATAATATTCTTGTATAATTTGAAATGTTAGTTGAGCATCATCATTTCTTGTAAATGGATATTTGTTTAATACGAATAAAACTTTTTCTTTAATTTTTTTTAACCTTTCAGTACTCATATTATTTACTTTTAAAAATAATTATAATAGGATTTTCTGGATAAACGTGTGGTGAGATAGCTTCTAATTCATCAACTTTATTTAATTTTTTAACCAATTCATCTATTGCAACAGCTAATACTTGTTCATCGTTGGTATCCCAAATTATCTCTGCTTTGAATACTCTTTTCATATAATTATTCTGTTTTATCTAAATCCTCTGCTATTTCTTCTACTTTTTGATTAGTGTAAGGCTTTGATTCATCTGTTATAGAACCACCAAGAGTAAAGACATCTTTCACAACAGCAATAGGCAACTCTACTGCGATTTGAAATGTTGCTTTAAAAAGTTTTCCAATCATATATTTTAATTTATTCACTTTTAAGAGTTAAAAACTAAATTGCCTATTTTTTTAATAATCTTGTCTGGTAAATCTAAATCGTCTTTACATTCAAAGAAATATTTTTGTTTTTTGTTATCATAATATCCTATATATTTTTCTGATAAATCTGGTTTCACTAAAAAATATAAGTATTCTTTAGAGTTAGCTCTATTCTGCCCACCATATACTTCGTATTTTTCTTTGTTATGTTGAAAAGTTAAGTATGTTTTTACCATTAACATATAATTATTTTTTAAGAATAAATTTTAAATATTTTAATTTTTAAATGTAAAATTTAAAATTTAGTTCTTATTGTATTTCTACTAATAAAAAATTGATAACTTATTCTCCTTTTCTTTTCTTTAAAACCCAAACCAAACCACAATCTTCTTTTTTTAAATCTAATAGTTTAATAATTTCTAAAACTTGGTCTTGCCACCTATAAATAGCAAACTTTTTATTCTCTAATTTTTTGTATTATAAAATATTTCCTATTCCTTCCATATTAAATTAAAATTTGTTAACTCAATCTCTTTTTAATTATTTCACAATACTCACTTAATATTTCAAAACCAATATAATTTCTATTTAAATCCATACAAACACAAACTATTATACCACTACCCATAAATAAATCGTAAATTATATCATTTTCTTTTGAACTCATTAAAATAAACTTAAAAAATAACTCTATCGATTTTTGAATAAAATGAACTCTATTTATAAATACAAATATTAATAAATAAGATTTTTCACAATTTCCATTAAATAAAACATTTCTTTTTTTTACCATCACACATAATTCTCCACTTGATAACCAAAAATATTATCCATTCATTATATTAAAATTTGATTTTACCCAACAAAATTTCCTTATAATTAAATCATTATTTTTACATTCTTCAAATATATAAAAAAACTATTCATCAACACAAAAAATATAAACACCATTTTTAAAAACTCTAATCATTTCTTTTATCCATTATAAAACAGTTTCAATACTAATTCCTTTATCCCATTCACCAAAATCTATTTCTCTTAAACCACCATTTTCTTGTGAAATATTGTATGGAATATCTGTTATTACCAAATCCACAAAATTATCAGGCATTCTTTTCATCGTCTCAAGACAATCTTCATTATAAATCTCATTTATTTTCATACTAAATTTTTATATCTTTTAGTTCTTTTGTCTAGTCTTGTTTTTTCTAATTCACCACCATTATTTTTATAGTATAAGTCTAGTATCTCGGTTAGTTTTTTAGCCATACTTTTATTTCCTTTTGTTAGGTGTAATCTTTCCCAATTTACCCTATCTATCTTGATGTTTTTTCTCTTATCTAACATATTATTTAGTAAAAAGTATCCAGTGGCTACTTTACCATTTCCGCCTCATAAATTATTGGTTTATGTAGTTTAAAATTATATAAGATATTAAATTGGTATTAGCAGAAGATTATCAAATGAGGCTCTCGGTTGTCAGGTAGGACAGAGCCGAGAATTGTATCTGATAACCTTTTGTCCTTGTCAGCTCATTCTGACAAGTTAGCTGTTCCTTAAAAGGTATAAAGATTTTGTGGGCAGTTCTTTATAATTAACTGGGTTTAATATCTATTGTATAAAAAAAACGCTTACAACTTGAGAGGAGCTTTGGAGTTAACGAAAAAGTTAATTTCCGCCACTCCCCCGCAGTTGTAAACGCTTTTATAGGTTATAAAATTGTACACTACGAGTTGTATCCCAAGTTGGCTCATACGAGCAGTATTTAATATTATTTATAATTAAATCACATTATTTAAAACTTGTCAAGAAAGTTATCCACTTTTTTTAAACCTATCAGGAGCAGGTTATCAGTTTTTAACTGAACGAGTCTTGCGACCACCTGCTCCACATTGCTTTGATAGGTTATCAAGGTCTTGCTTTGATATTTATAGTTTAGCACAAAAATAAAAGATTGTCAAGAAAAAACATAACTTGACAGGTGGATAAGTTTGTGGTATTATATAAATGGCTTTGGTTGGTGGGCATTGATTAAGTTCATATAAGTTCTTCCCACCAGCCAGAGTTGGTCTAACTAAGTATTATATGGAAAAAAGATTTTGGGACATTGATATATTTTTTTCTAACAGTGGAATAATAGAAAAAGGTGTATTTAGTTTCAATAAACTTTATGCAGATACAATTACAATAAAAGATGTTGAAAAATTTGTTAAAAGGAAATTAAGAAGATGTGGCAAAAGAGAAAACCCAGATGTAATATGTAGTGCGTGGGCTGAAAGAGATGGGGATAATTTAGTTGATTATAGAAGTGAAAGGGGAAGAAAAAAATATTATAAAATATATGAGTAAAAGACAAGACTATTGGTTAGAGAAAGGATATACAAAAGAACAGATTGAAAATCATCTGTCTTTTGAGAGATATAAAGCTAAACAAACAAGAGATAGAAAGAAAAAGAATAACGAAAAAAACAAAGAGATTATTGAACAAATTAAAAATGATTTAGTCGGGAAAACTTTTGATAGCGGAAGATTAAAAGTAAAAATATTATCAATTAGTCCAACAATAGATGGTGTAGGGTTTTGGTTTAAGATGATTAAAACTTTTAAAGATGGAAGTCAAGGAGAGTTTAAAGAGTTTAGTCATTTTGAAAATTATAACAAAGAAGAATTTATTGAATACTTAAAATACTAATTATGAAATATAGTAAATACCAAAAAGCAAAAATAGAAAAACTTAAACTAAAAGTTTTTGACCTTTACAAGCAAGGATATACTTGTAGAGAAGTTTCTGATTTAATCAAAAATCAGCGTTCTTATACTTGGGTAGCAGATGTTGTTAAAGAGCTTGAAAATAAAGACTTTACTGACTTATCCACAACAACATTTGACAAAACAAAACAATAGTGCTACAATGGTAATGCGAGAATAAATAATTTAAACCTCGCACCAAAAAACCAAAGTGTAGTAAGATGCATAATCGGTCAAGACTAATTATTCCACTACTACACTTCCTAATTCAATAACTATATTAGTATGAACAAAAAATATTTCTTGCTCAAACAAAGAGCCAAAGGATTTATTCAAAAAACTTTACGAGACTTGTATAATTTCAAACAAGACTGTAAAGCAACAAACTTCTTAATTAAAAGAAATCCAATTATATGGCGATAACAGGATTGTCAAAATGGTGTAATGAAAATATATTCACAAGTGCTTTTGAAGGATATAAAATTAAAAACAACACCCAAATAAACAATAATCAAAGATGTTCCAAATGCGGAACTAAAAAAGATTTATCTGAAATGATAGCTTATCAAAACAGATATGGGTTAGTTAAATATAAATGCAATAATCACTCTTAATTATAAATAGTATGGAAAAACAATACGCAATTATATCACACGATAGACATAGAGATGATTATGTTTATCTTGTAAAATGCGAGGAACAAGATGTAAAAAATTATGTAGAAAAAATTTGGAAAGAAGATTTTCACTGTGATGCACCATATAAGAGTAATTTGCAATTTACTGACGGAAGTGGAGGTTATACTGTTGAGGTGGCGATATTAAAAGAAATTAAATAATTATTCTTAATAAATAATATGAAAATATCAAACTGCTGTTCCTCCCCTGTTAAATGTGAGAGAGATAACGAGGGAGTATGTATGGCTTGTGGTGAACATTGTTCGGTTGAGGAGGAATATGAAAAGCAAGATGAATTAGCTGAATTAGAGTCTTGGAAAATTAAACAACTGTCATTACAATAATATGAATATATCGCTAGGACAATTAGACCAATTACTTGTGACTTTAAGAGGGTATAAAGATTTAAACAAGATATTTGATTTAAGTTATGAAGAGGCAGGAGAGAAATTAAGCACTATTACAGACGCACAAAGAGGTAGATTTTATGCCCTTATGTACAATGATAAGTACGAAGATTTAATTAAATTCCTCCAACAAGAGGGAGTAAATAAATTAGTATGAAAATAATTAAACGCATTCCACTAGAAGCCTATGCTTATGAAGAAATAGAGTTTGAGAGTTTAGAAGATTACGAAGAAAATTATCCTAAATATGTTCAGACTTTTAAAAGAGTTAGAGAAAAAATTAAATCACAAGAGCCACCTTTTAAAGGTGATGAATTTAAACAATAAAATATATGTATCTAAAATTTCAAGTAGGAGATACCCACGATGTAGAATTTCACAAATATAATACAGGTAAAAAAATAGAAGGAGAATACCAAGGACAACCAACAGTCCAATATCTTTATGGTGTGAGAGTAAATGGCGAAGAAACATCTTGGTATACCACCCCTAATACCAATCAAATTTTACAAGAAAATAATTTACAAGTGGGCGATATTATCACAGTCGCAAGAGTAGCAGAAAAACAATATGTCTTTACTCGTAATGGTAAAATCTTAATGAAAGCAAATGATAGCGAAGTTAATAAAGTAGTTGCCGAACATAATGCCAATAAAACTATAAGTGGTAAAGAATTATTAGATAGAATTAAAAGCCTAGAATTAAAGGTTTCTGTATTAGAGGGTAGATTATCCCAATCAGAGCCTAAAAGCCCCTTAGAAGCCCAAAATGAGCCAAATAAAGAGCTTACAGTTGAAGAAGTAGAACAAGCATTTGGGGAAGATAGTACCGATGTTTCAAAAATTCCTTTTTAAAATTATGAAATTACAGATACCTGCAACCATACAATCTTTTAGGACAATGGCTGATAGTGGAATAAGACTAACCGTTGATACCCAAGAATTAAGTCCAGAAGCAAGTCAAGCCCTTTTAACACTTGTTAAGAAATTTGGTTGGTTATTATTTTCTGAAAATCTTATGAAAGAAGAAGATGTGCCAGAAGATAAAGCCCCTGAATTCAAATCTGATAAAAGCCCTAGCAAAAGATTAAAAGATTGTCTATTCGTTTATTGGAAAAATAACACTAAACAAACTAAAGACTTTGAAACTTTTTGGAGAGAATGGATTGATAAGAAATGCAATGAGATAAAAGATTTATTACCTTAATTAACCAAAGCCAACTAAACAATTAATTTTTAATATGAAAAATATGTCAAACGTAAACGTGGACAATTCTAGCTACTTGTACAATTCTAGCTACGTGGACAATTCTAGCTCCGTGTACAATTCTAGCTACTTGTACAATTCTAGCTACGTGGACAATTCTAGCTACTTGTACAATTCTAGCTA